TGCCTACATAACGCCACCGACTACAGCAGACTCACATAGTCGACAGTTATCGGCCAGGGGACACGTCATGACTGCACCGGAAATGGCTGACGGCATGCCGCAAGACTGCTGCTCAGTGTGTGAAAACCACCCGGTGAACTACCTCAACGACGGACTTTGCGAGGAGTGCGACCGGGCGCCGACAGACTTCGGCCCGGCACCCCGGGGGTCGGGTGCCGGGCCGAAGTTGCCGCCCGCCAGCGGCCGTTAAGTGGTGGTAATCGGGTTGGACACCGCGGAGGTGGTCGCTTGGCCATTGGTCCCGGTAGCCGTGAGCCGGAACTTGTACTGTGTCGCCGTAGTAAGCCCGGTGATGTTGTAGGTCGTGAAACCGGAGCTCGGCGTGTCCGGGGTGGTGGAGCCCACGGTGGCCGAAGTCCATGTCGAGAACGGGCTGACCGACTTTTGCACAATCACCTCGAACGGATCGCCACCGCCCGTGGGATTGGCCGCCGACACAGTAGCGGTGGTCGCGGCTGTCTGAGTCGCTAGTGGGGCCACACCCGGCCACACCGGGGCGCCGCCGATCGCGGTCCAGCCGTCACCCGAGGACCAGTCAACCATCAGCAGCGGCACCAGTTCCTCGGAGTCCGGGTTTGACGGATCCTTGCCGACCAGGAACGGATCGGGCAGCACCATGTAGCCGAGCTGGCCGGCGTCCGGGTCGGTCTTTGACCGCTTGAACGATCCGATGTTGTTCAGCTTCGTCAGTGCGTAGCCCTCAGCGGTGTACAACCAACGCCCGCCCTTGCGCCGGGCGAAGAACAGGATGATCTGGTATTCGGGGCCCTCGTTGTCGACCGGCTTGCCGATGTTGAAGTTCTCGGTGCCCGGATCCTCGACGATGTAGTTGCCGTTGCCGTCCTGCAGCGGCAGGTTCATTCGCAGACGCTTGAGGCTTGGCTTCAGTGTTTCCACACCGGTGAAGTTGATTGCCAGGTTCTCTTCGGTCAGGTCCGAGTCGAACGGCTGTGTCGACTGCAGAATCATCTGGTTGTCGTTCTTCACGTCGTAATGCCGCTCGGCGCCACCATCCTCGGTCAGCGCGCCGACCAGGGTGAAGCCTTCGTTGGGATTGGGGTTGGTGATCCATTCCCCATTAATGCGTACGACAGCCCACAGGTCGTCACGCGGGTTCCCGTCCAGCGCGAACGGCGACCAGCCACGCACGATCGTGGTGCCGTCGGTGTCGTACTTCCACGGCGAAATGTCGGTGGCAGCACCGCGGTTCATGCGGATGCCGATCGCCGCGAGGCCGCCGCGAGTATTGAATCGGCTGTCGACGTTGGCCAAGCCGGCGCCGCGCCAAGTCGTTCCAGTGGTTGGAATGGTCATCGGGAAATCCCTTCGCTCACAAGCAGTCTACGGGTGTTCGGGTGTTCTACTGCACCTTCGCTCGGGTGAAACCCAGGTTGTATCGGCCAACCCTGCGAAGAATTTGTTCGTCGCCGTAGTCTTCACGCCGTGGGCGCATGGAGACTTTAACGAAATCAATAGTGGCAATGTCCCCGCCGGGGAGTGCGACATCCTCGAGATAGCGGGCCAGCAGCAGCATTCGGCGGTGCATGGTACGTGCCTCGTCACGGTTAGCGACCTGGCCGGCCGACTTGTGGGTCAGTACATGCACTGAGATGAGTGAGTCGACGGTGGACTCCTCGACGCTTTCATTGTCCTCGAGATGGGTGACCATGTAGTACGGAAGCGGGCCACCCGGCTTGCGCTCGTTGCTCACATGCCCTTCGGGCAGAAGGGGATTCAACCATGCAATGACGACAGCTTCATCATCGTCGACATCTTCATCGAGAATTTCAACAGTCATGGCGCAGTACCTCCGAAGTGGTGGGCTGCACGACCAAATGGTGCGAATTCTGGCGTTGGCGTGTTTGGACCCCACGGTGAGCGACTGCCCGGCTTGTCGGGCCCGGTACCGAACTCGATGAAATTGGCGTTGGGATGGTCACTACTGACGGTGAACGTCGACAGGAATCGGCCAGCGCCGATCTCTCCCTTGGGAATACGGTCCTGACTCACTTTGATCGACTCGACATAGCTGCCGGGGCCGCCTTGGGAGTACGGATGGTCCGGGCCCGGCCGCGGTGCAGTTACCGTCTGGATGTACTGCTTCACCTCTTCGGCCAGTTTCTTCGCCCCCCGGCGCGGCTCATCGTCGCGAGAGATCTTAGCGATGATCTCGCGTGCGATTTTGTCGCGGTCAACAGCCATCGTTATTGCTTGTTGCGCTCGCGCGGCTTCTGCTCGGCGGCCGGCTCGGATTGGGGCTGCTCCTGCTCGGGCTTCGGTTCGGTGCCAACACGTTCCACGAAGGGGCCCAGCTTGCTGGCCACATCGTCATCGATGTCGACAATTTCATCTGAAGGCTTCGTGTGGAAGATGATCTTGCTGCCCTTCACATACGAGGTTGGCTTGACCACTCGATACTTGCCCATGATGCTTGCCTTTCAGCCGATCTGTTTCTTAGAAATGATAGTCGCTTTGAACGGACTACCATCTAGGTCGTCGTGCGGCCGGATGCCGCCCTCTATTTGGTACTCTTGGCCGTTGATCTCGATGACGCCGTCGGGCGGCATCGAGATGATTGCCGCCAAGAGAGTGTTGTCGTACTCCATCAACGGCATAGTGGTACGCCACCACTCTGTGGCGATATCCAGATTGGCGTCGATCATCTCCTGAAACGCCATTGGGCGGTGACGGCAGCCTGGCGCATCCACGGAGATGGGGGTACGCGCGTACTCGCCCAATTCGTCTGGCACACCAGTGTTTACGTACCTGGTCAAGGTGACTACAGCGGTCCCGAAAGGCATTACATGAACTCCAACGGTGGCAGCTGATAACCACACAGAATACTGCCCGCTGAGAACAACACCTCTTCAGCCATGGCCGTGTACGGATTTCCGAAGCCGAGTTGCACATCGTCAACGCGCAACGTGGTCTGGCCGAATGTGCTGGCGCCAGTGGACGCTTTCACTGGCAGGGTTGACATTTGGTCGACCATCGACAGAATGCCTTCGCGCCAGTCGACGGCCTCGGCTTCGGTGAAGCCGTGATTCATTACGATTTCGAGACCACTGAACTGGTCAGTCCACCATGTGCGATCTTTCTTGCGCAGTGTTACGCGCTTACGCAACAGCGGACCCCCGCCGGCCGAAATGGCGATGTTAGTCGGATCCACCGCACTGCCGTCCTCGGTGATCGAGGTCAGTGCGACAACTTTCATCGTCGGCAGGAACAGAATGCTGCTGTCCGGGCCGTCGATGGTCATCGTTTCCGTTTTGACTGGCGAGACGTGCCAGCCGCAGTGATTGCGGGCTATCTGCAGGGCAGCGGCGAGCATCCGTTTGACTTCAGCGTCATCGCCATCGAGGCGACCCTCGGTGAAGTTGGTGACGTCGCCACCCTGCAGGTCTGCCATCAGCTACGTGAGCCGCTTCCAGGTCACGCTGCCGTCGGTCACCGTGGCGCCCACCGCGGGCAGGGTCGGCACTGAACTGCTCGAAGTGCCCGCGACAGTGGCCTCATACACCTGGCCGGCCTTGTTGCCTTGAGTGGTCGTCCCGGCTACTACGGTGCCGCCGGAGACGTCGGGGCTACCCGCGACTACAGCGATCTGGCCGACGTTGCCCTGCTCGGACTGAATGGTGACGTTGTAGGGGCCGGTGCCGGTCACCGTCACATCACCCGGGTCAACATTGGGCAGTGCGACGATCGCGTTCTGAATGTTGGTTGCACTCAGGCCGCTGATGGGGATATTGGCCGTCGTCTGCGTGTCGCCTTTCAGCGTCACTGCCAGCTTTGTGTTGCCACCGGTGGCCGTCACCGTCAGGGTCTGCACCTCGTCGGTGCCCTTTACCTTCACCCGCTGACCCACCGTGTAAGCAGTGGAGTTGGCGCGGTCAGGCGGAGGGAATGACGGGTTGTTGATAAGTGCCACGCCAGCGTAGTCCTTATCGCTGGCCGTCACCGCGCGACCGAGATAATCGGTGGCGTTCGACGAGCCCGGATTGTCGTTCTGAAGTGCCCGGCCGAGCGAGTCGCCGAGCTTCGTGGTGGTCGTCATGAATCAGTCCTTTTTGTCGAGTGCAGACTTGAACGCCGTTTTCTTCGCCGGAGCGGCTTTCTTGGGGTCCGACTCCGATTCCGGCTCGGCCTCGGGCTCGGGCTTCTCGTCAGGCGCCGACTTCTCGTCGTCGTCGGACTTCAACTCAGCCTTGGCCGCTGACTTGCGTGCACGCTTCGGCCCGGCGTTGCCGGGGTCGGCATCGTGCAGTACCGACCCCAGCTTCTCGCCGTTGCGAACGAACACTTACGCCGCCACCAGCGGGACGATCGCGTCGTCGTTGATCATCAGCGGAGTGAAGTAGCCCAGATAGGCCACCTGCACACCGGCCACCGACGGCTCAACCGCCTGCAGCGTGCCGACGCGCTGCTCGTACACCTCGAGCGCCGCGGTGCTGAACAGGAACGCCTCACCCGAGGACAGTCCGGCCGACATCACCAGGCTGACGCCCGAGATGGTGCCCATGGCGCCCTGTGCGAAGCTGTTGGCGTTGAAACCGGCCGACTGTGCGTTGAGCGGGTTCACCGGGGCGAACAGGCGACCGAAGGCACCCAGGCGATCCGGCGCTACGGCGAGCACCAAGCGCCCCTGGCCGCGGACCGCGGTGTAGGCCACAGCGGCTGCGTTCCATATCGCACCACTGATTTGGTTGGCGATCGTGTCGCCGGCTGATGGCGTCTCGTCGTAGTTGACCGCCGTAGTGGCCGTGGTGGCCAGCAGATCGCAGGTGGCCGCCTCGGTCTCGATGGCGTACTGCGCCGCGAGGTCGTTGACGATCAGATCCAGCGCCGCGGGGGTGCTGAAGTCGATGTTCTGGCGTGACACGTTGACGTAGCCACCGTAGGTGACAGCCTCAGCCGTCAACCGATCGATGACCATCTTCTGGCTGGTGAGCTCCGACTTCTCATCGGTCTTCCCGCCGGCTGCGCCCTGCTTGCCGACCGCGGTGTGCTGCGTAACGCGGGGGCGGTGGAACGTGGCCGATGTCAGCGGCCGGGGGCCCAGCGTCGACACCAGCGGTCGTGCCGCATCGATGAAGTTGATGACCTCGCCCACGACCGGATCGGGGATAAGGCCGAGGTTGTCCGACGTCTTCTGGTGGGCCGCGGCGCGGTAGTAGGTCTCGAGCCGGTCGCCCGCTTCGCGGTTGCCGTTGTGGGCGTTCCAGATATCGAGAATGTACTCGCCACCGGAACGGTATTCGACCTCACCGGTGACCGGCTTGCCCTTGTACTGCTGGACGGCCTGGTCGACGGCGGTCGACATACTGCGGGTCTCGAAGGCTTCGCGGTTGATGCCTTCGATCTGCTCGAGCTGGCCCTTGATCGAACCCATACGCGAACGCGCTTCGGTAAGGATCTCGGACTCGCTCTCGTCGAGGTCGCGTCCGCCGGCGTTGGCGCGCTGAATGATGCCGTTGACCAGCGTGGTCTTCTCGTCGAGCTCTGTCTGAAGGCGCCGGATCATCTCGTCCTGCGCGGTAACTGCGGTGGGCATGGTTGCCTGACCTTTCCTGATATGGGTGTGTATGGGTTTGTGCCCAAACGGCTTACGCGCATCGAAATGATGCAGATGACCCAAACAGTCAGAGTGCGCTCAACCAGCGCCCCAGCCCAAACGGCTGATTATCGGCAGTTTAGCAGCGAATTAGGCAGATGATGTATTAGTCCGGCCATTAGCCCACTGCATAATCGGATCATTGATGAACTGATCCATCAGTGGTGTTGCAAGCGGACTTGCGATGCTCGGATCGTCCTCGCTGCGCACTGAAAGAATGCGAGCGCCGCTGTAGGCCGGTTCGGCGACGAACGACAGATGATGCAGGAAAGCCCGGTCGATGCGACGTGTCTTCGTGTAACGATCAAGCCGCTGATCGCGATTAGGATTCTTGATCTGGAATCCCACGCTCGGCGACACCGCTCGCTCACTAGCCAATTCCAGCGTGTCATTTCCGATAGATGTCTTCGCCACCTGCACCTTGGTAACCAGGCCCTCTTCGCCGTCGACAGTGCCTGATCGTGCCTCGACGATACGGCCGATCAGTTGCCCGTTGTCGTGATTCGGGTTAGGGATGACCAGCGATGCTGTCGCGGGAATGCTGCGCGCCCGTGGGCTGGTCAACCATTTGTCGAGACCGTCGAAAGCGGTGCGGGAAAACACTTCGTTCCACATGTCGTTGTTGAACATGACCGCGGCCGGCTGCTCATAAGGAACGGCGATCAGGGTGATGGTGCGATCGGGAAAACTGACACCGTCGATCGCGACATTGGAGCTTCGCGTCTCCACCTCGGTTGAGATCTTGGGCACCTCGTCGCTGCGGTTTTCGGTGCTGTTGCGATCCTTCTCGGCTGCGGCGTCACACTCGGCCAGGATTGCCTTATCGCCATGCTCGTTAGCCCATGCCCGGACTTTTGCGATGATCTTCGCCGGGTCAGGGGCGTGTCCGCGCAGTTGTAGCGCATCGTGTGCGCTTTTATGGTCGAACACCGGATACTCGCCATGAGATCCGCCGTGGGTATCGCGAGCCTTTTGACTCGGGGCGCCCGATGGGGTCCGCATTGCATCAGCCATTAGTCCGCACTTCCTGTCAGGGCTTGCGCCGCCGTACCTGCGGTGCTTCCGTAATATCGTTCCATAATTCTGATCTCATCAATGGTGAGAGCTCCGATACCGCCCGTTTCTACCGGTCCGAGCTCTTTGTAGATTGCCGCGCGCTTATCCAGCGGCAGCCGGGTGTAGTCGTCGCGGTTCAATTCGACCGACTGTCCTAACGGTAGGAATTTGCCCGAAATCGAATCCATCACCATTTTTGATTTCGGCCGCAGGCTTGAACGGTCGTGGAAGTCGAACAAATCGGAGATGTTGCTGTAGGTCAGGCTGCCGCTGGCGCCCGCGAGCCCGACCAGAAACGGGGGGATGCCGAGCAATACGGCGATGCGCGACTCGCTGAACTGCGACAATTCCAGCAATGCCATCTCTTTGGCGTCCATGGTGCGGGCCTGATTGAGCGTCGCGCCGCCCGACACCAGTGCAGGCTGGCCGGCGTTCTTTATGCGACTCTCAATCCACCGGTCCATCAAGTCTCGGCCTTCGGTTTCAGTGATGCGCCGCTGAAGTTCCATCCAATACAGCGGTACGCCGCCTGTCTGGGCCAGTGTCGTCGTGTATTTCTGCAACAACGCGATCGTCGTCATCCGCGCGCCCGCTATCTCGAGGGGCCCAACGCCGCGGGGGTGCGTGGTGTTGGAACTGTAGCGAATGTGCAGAATCCGGTCGGTCACATCCTCGGCGCCGATATGGTAGATCCGCTGGCCTCTCTCCATTTCGACGGTCATCAGCCACGGGGGGATCACCCGGAACGCCACCGGATAGTTATCACTACCCATCGACCCCCATGGCATGACGAAGGCTTCGCCCAGCTGAAAATCCCAGAACAACTGTTTGAAGAATTCCCCCCAACAGTTATAAATTGTCGGATCCGGGTTTGACATCCACGTTTTCGGCTCGATGATCCGGCCATTCTTCAGCCGGTACACCGGCATCGCCGAAACGATGTTGCTGCTCATGTCCAGGCAGGCCCAGGCGATATCGGCCAGTCTGTTGATGCCCGTATTGACCTTCCAGTCCGGGGTCTGCCAGCCGGTCGGCCAGCCATCCCACGGGCTGACAAAGGGTAGTGGCAGAGCGCGGGCCTCCACTTTGTCGCCGGTGAATTCGAGGCCGTCGGGGTCGCCCGGGTTTAAGTCCTCGGGCCCGTTATCGTTGGGGGTTGTTGGCGTGTTGTTCAGCCAGTTGATCGCGCTCGTCCAAAAGGCCACTTACGCTACCAACCTTCCCGCCATCGTCCCATGATAAATCACATGATGAATGGTAGGGGTTCCTCGGCCAAACCCCATCTATATAGCGCACCCGCCATGGCTACGGCCGGGCTGATGTCGATGTCGGTGTCCACCTTATCTTCGCGGCGGTCGAATGAACGTACCTCGCCTGTCTGAAGAAAACGCGATTTTGCGTTGGCCAGCGCGAACGTCAATTCTGGCTGCCCGGCATGGGCAACCGTTCCATGCTTGATGGCTTTCTGCAGATTGCCGTAGGCGGTGGACATATCGGCCTGCGACAGCGTTT